TAAAAAGTTTGATTACAATAAGTAACTATGAGTGATGTATTGCAGAAAAGGGTGATTAGTAATAAGGTATATACCGAGATACAAACACCTTCACAAATTATTCAGGATGAGACTGGTACTATACTGTATGCTAATAGGTATAGCGGTATATCACCAGTACCAATGCCTGATGAGTTTGCAGAGATATTCAACTCAGATTATGGTGAAGTCGGTAACAATATTCTTGTACAATTACAACAGAAGGTACAGAATTTACCAGATGGGCCGTGGTATGTTGATAGTATAGATGATATAATATACATACATAACAGGAAATTACAGGAGGAGTCAGTAGAAACCTATACCTACTATCAAGAGGATGGGCAATTATTAAACATATCATTTGAAACACAGTATATAACTAAGACTATACAAGGTAATACTTTTGAAGGTATAGGCCCAGATAAATCGTTTAATACAGACAGTGTTGCTAACTATACTGGTTACTTTGAGGGTACAGATAAAGAGAGTGTCAAGAGAGGTGCTTACAAAGTATATCGTGATTATATAAATGGTAAGTTACCCTGGGATGTAATGAATAACACAATACAATACTTATCATCATATAATGCAGATCCAAGACACGGTACTAAGATATTGTTTACTGAGGATCAAAGTGGAGCTATTTATGCAAGAAAGGCATTAGATGAGAATAACGCTAAAATTAAGAGGAAAAAAGCCTTAGAGGAAGAGTATATACATTCATACCAAGCAGCTGGTGGTGATAAACCTGTGAGTAAGAACTGGACTAAAGGTTCAAGGCATACTGGTAGTGTATCATTTTTTAGGAAATTGAATGAGGCAGATCTTGAAGCTTTGGGCAGAGAGGTTGATCACATGATATCACATGAGTATGTTGGTGTTCGAGATATTGAATTAGCTAAGAAAGAAATAGAGGAAGCTATTAAAACTGGTACACTAGAAGAACATCTCAAAAAACACTATAATGATTTGGTTGTATTAAGGGATCCAAATAACCAATTAACTCCAGAAGTCGGTGTGGTTGAGACTGTAGATCCAAGGAAATATGTTACTGCTTCTGATAGGAAGAAGATAGAGAACTACAGAGCTCAAGGTAAAAGTGTTGTAGAGGTAGATAACTTAACATCTATATTAGGTTATAATCACCTAAAATCTCAGGAAGGTGTACATGTAATCACAGAATCAGCACCACAAGTTAATACTTATACTGATGAGTATGGTAATCCACTAGTAACTAATGGTGGTCTAAGTAGTAAGTACTATCAGGTAAAGATATATCGTAAGAAAAAGAGTAAAACCATGACAGTACCGAAGTGGAGAGTTATGTTAGCTTATTATACTCGTAGGTCTAAGGTTGGTACTGGTAACATAGGTCCAAAGGATATAGAGCAACGGATATGGTCTGCAGCTAATGTTCAGAGAAAAATAACTGAGAGAAAATTAGTATGCCGTATGATATGTGTTGGTAATCCCAAGTTACAAAAATCACAGGTTATCCAGATATTAAATGTTGGTAATAGGTGGTCTGGGTATTGGTACATAAAATCATGTACACATCAATTGTCACCAAGTTCTGGGTATACATGTCAACTTGAATTGGTTAAAAACAGCGGTATCGGTAATTCAAGTGGGGCAGGTTCCGGTATAACCATGGACGGTGGTATGGGTGATAGTACACTTAGTGAAAAGAATAATGGTGGTGAAACCGGGTATAAGTTAACTACTTTAGAATTTGCAAGATACTCAACTCTTAAGAGTGATATAGATAAGGATATGTTTTATATCCGAGCTCAAGTTGAAGCTGAAAAGGGTGGTAATGGTCATGGTATAGTTAAGAGAGGTGGTAACTACTATACTGGTATGAAAAGTAGTGATAAGGAAAAAGTTACTCTGGTAGTAACTGGTGGCCATGCACCTACTAAAGAAGAGATTAAAAAATATGGTAGAGCAGCAAAAGCTTATCGTGAAAAAAATACCCCAAGAAAGTAATGGAAGAAAATGTATTGAAAAATATAACCGAGAATGGAATAGAATCATTAGGTAGATTCTATTCTATTTACAGAGCTATAGTTGTACAAAATGATGACCCGAGATGTATAAACAGATTGAAGGTCAGCATCCCGGGTATTCAAGGTGGGTTGACTTTGTGGGCATTACCAAGGAATCAACACGGGAATGCCGGATCTGGGTTTAAGTACTTAGCTCCAAAGATAGGTGATGTAGTATATGTTACATTTGAATTTGGTGATCCAACCAAACCTCTTTGGGAATATCACTCTTGGTCTGAGGGTCAAACCCCTTTCGGATTAAAAGATAAAGACGTTATTGGTTTTATAACACCAAACGGTATTCAAGTTATATTTGATGATTCAGATGGTATACTTGATTTATACTTACCAGGTGAAGCTAATATATACTCTAAAGGTACAATTTATGTTAATGGAGAGGGTGGGGTAGTTGTTAACTCTGGTGAAAACAAAGGAGTAGTAAACATAGTTCAGCTGACCGAAAAGCTTAACCAATTGGTTAGTGAGGTTGAACAGTTGAAAACTTACATCTCAACTCATACACATTCTGGAGTTCAAATCGGAGCAGGTGTAACAACTACACCTACCTCTCTATTTACTAAATCGTTTACTAAGTTTAATCAGTCTGATTATGAAGACACAAAATTTACTCACTAATGGAAAATGTATATTCTAATGTCATAGGTTCAGGTGTACTATTCCCTATAGTGTTAACTAGGAATAGCGACTTTAAAACCGGTTGGTACCCAACTAATGGTACTACAGATCTGATCATAAGTAATATTGAATCTTTGCTCAATTTTAGTATAGGGCAAAGATTGAGGCAAGAAGAGTTTGGTACTAGAATATGGGAAGTACTAGAGGAGCCTAATGTACAAGCCCAGGCTTTTTTAGTAGATGCCTATATGAAAGAAGCCTTATCAGAGTATGAGGATAGGATCATATATGAAAAATCAATCGTATCTAGAAAAGGCTCTTCTTTAAACATACTATTATCATATAGACTTAAAGTAAATAATGCTAGTAAAAATCTAAGTATAACTTATAACCTATAAAATTATGGCAACAATAACTAACCCATGGTTAAATCCATTACAGAGAACTTATACTCAAATTAAAACTAGGTTACTAAATTCACTTACTAAAATAACCGATAGTAATGGTAATCAGTTAATAACAGATACATCAGAGGGTAATATATTTAATGTGATAATATCATTATTCTCTGGTATAGCAGAAGTATTGCACTATTATATTGATAATATATCTAGGGAGTCATTTATGTCTACTTGTCGTAGATTTGAATCACTAACTAAACACGCTGCTTTGGTAGATTATCACCCTAAAGCAGCTATAGCTGCTACCGTGGATGTAATTGTAACCAGACCATTGAATAGTGTTGCTATATCCTCTTCTATAATTTTTAATAAAGGTATGGCTTTTACCGATAACAGTGGTAATACTTGGTTAGTTAGTAAAACTATGGTTATGGCACCAAATACTACCTCAATTAGAGTACCATTGATACAACATGATTACTATAGGTTTACCGAGTTAATCGGGTTAGTATTACCCAGTACTAATAGTGGTAATCTATCTATATCATTACCGTCGATCTCTGGTGGTGAGTTGTATGAGAGTGGTACTATGGTACTATATATAGATTCAGAATACTGGGTATTAGTTGATACATTCGCATATTCTAAACCTACTGATAGACACTTTATGGTAGAGGTAGATTCATCACAAAATGCCTTGATTGTATTTGGTGATGGTATATTCGGTAAGAGACCAGAACCTTCATCTAAAATAACCGAAGCCTACTGTTATATAACTAAGGGTGAGGTAGGTAATGTTGGTGATGGCAGTATTACTTCATTACCGTCAGATATATCCTCAATACTTATAGGCGGTGAATGTAATAATCCATACCCTGCTGGTGGAGGTTCAAATTACGAGACTTTCCAACAGATAAGGAATCACATACCATTGAGTGTTAAAACTTTAGGTGTGGCTATCACTAAACAAGACTTCATAGATTTGGCTACTATGGTTGATGGTGTAAGACAAGCTTCAGCAGAATACGAATGCGGTAAGAAATTAAATATATACATAGCCCCAGAAAATGGTACAGTAGCTTCACATGAATTATGTGATAAGGTATATAATCACCTAAGTCAACACGCTCCGTTAACTACTTGGTTAAATGTTAAAACTGCTGGTATGGTTAACATAATGTTATCTATAGATATAACTGGTATGAAATCATATGCAGCTTCAGAAATACAAGCACAAGTACTTAATGCTCTTATAAACAAATATTCTCCGGATAATGTAAAGATAGGTGGTGATGTAAGAATATCGGATATCTATGCTCTTATTGATAACCTACCAACTGTAGATTATTTAAATATCACTGCATTCTATCTTAAGCCATGGCCAACTACTTTGTATGGTAATCGAGCTTTGATCATAGGTAATTATTCTATATCACAGGCTAAAGGTGTAAGTACATATATAATAAGTTTTGGTAGTGATTCATCTTATGATATATACTCAAAGAAAGGCGGTTTCCATTCACAAGGTGAAGTTGGTAAGAGTATAGAATTTAACGATTCAATAAATGGCTTTATTTTTACTATTGGTATTATAAACAATAACTATAAAGCTGGATTCAGGTATTCAATTACACTAACCGAACCGAACCATGATTATGAAGATCCTGGGTATAATTTGCCAGTGATTGTAAGTTCAGATCAAGTAACTTTAAACATTAAGGAGGTATTATAATGGACCTTAAAAATTTAATAAACTATCTACCATCATATTATAAAGATAAAGATACTTATAAGGTAGATGATAAAGGTATTCTAGAAAGATTTCTAGAGATATGTGGAACATATCTAGAAGATATTGTTGCACATGATATCGAGAGTGTACTAGAAGATATCGATATAAACAATATGCCATCCTATAATCTTAATTATATATGGGAGTTCCTTGGTGAGTTACCATTTGCATACTCTGCAATAGTAAACAAAGATAATTGGGATTTGTATTATGATCCTTTTGACTCAGATGAGCAGAAGGCTGAGAAGTCTAAACTATGGGAGGTAGTTAAGGATAGTGTTATAAAATTAGATGATACCCAAGTACGTAATATCCTTAAATATGCCATATCATTGTATAAAATAAGGGGTACTAAGAGATTTTTCGAAACTTTATTTAGGATGTATGGTATAGTATGTACCATATCTGATCCATATAGTACTGCTACCTATGATAATGGTAATATGGAGAATACCATGAATTCATGGTTAAACATAGATACTAGACTTGATTCAGTAGAATTAGATAGTGTAACTTTAGATAATTTTATTAGTTGTGATCAATGTGTTACAGTAGATGTAGATATATCAGATCTTTTATTTGCAGGTAATGAGGTTGGTAATAGGTACTTTAGAGATATTAACGAAGTATATATAGCTGGTAAAGCTATGAATACTAATGAGGTACTTCAGGAAATAGAGCAATATAATAATGGTGAAGAAGCTAGAAATTTCTGCGTATTTCGTAGGGCCATAGAGAACTTATTCGATAGGTTTTTACCATTCAACTGTAAGGCTAATATAACTTATAGAGGTGTTAAACCTGATGATAAATACCAAGTAACTATAGAGCTAAATCCTGAATCTCCAAGTACTACGTATGAAGTAAATAGTCCAAGTGAGGTATGGTATAACATAGAGATTACAAGTAGAGGCACAACTGATAAACGATATCAAGTTGGTGTCTATGGTGATGATGATGATATACATTGGGGTAATGTAACTACTGACAGTATTATAGTTCTTACTGCTCCTGAGTTATATGTAGTTAGAGCTTTAGGTGACTCAGAGAATTTAATAAGTTTACCTAATAATTCTATACATAGGGTAATTACACAAATTATATTCGAAATTGAGCCAATAGATGATGGTGTAATAAAACCTAGTAATATAGGTGTTGGTTCTCCTTATAAACTTACCTGTTACAAAGTAGAGCACCATAGATATTTGAGGAATCGTTGGGATGTTAGTACAGTATTACAAGTAACAGATTCACTAACTGGTATGACATATATTCAAAGCTCGGTAGAAGAACCGTTGGATATATTACTTGATGCTGGTATACACCACTTTTATATTACCTCTAATAATCTCTATTTTAAGGATATTGAAGTAGTAAAAGAAGAAAGGCATTTTTATTTCGAAGCTTTCAGAACTGAGGGTGATTTAATCAATGGTAATGTATGGGATAATCCACAATTAAATATAACCCCAGATACATATCAATACTCAATTTGGTTAAACGTATATGATCAGTATCTCTTGTATGAATACCAACATAGCCAATACTATATAGAGGGTAGGAGTATATATGAATACTTACTGAATACCAATAAATTACTTAAGTTTAAGGGTAATAATAATTATTTACGTACATATACTGGTGGATCTGAGGTAACCCTGATAAATGAGGGCTCATATACATTTTATTGTATAGAGGATATTGATAAAGAATACCCATTTAAATTAGCTTTACGACCTGGTTCACTATATAAATGGGTATTAAATAGTTATCGGGAACCAAGTGATATACCAGAAGGAGCTAGTACTTCATATGTAGTTAGGATGTCAAGCAGGATGGTACTTACAAATAGGTTATTAACCTTTACTGAGATATCGAATATAAGGAATGGCGGTACTAATATAGAAATTGATAGTGAAGGTAATCCGAATATTAACACAGATGTTGCTAAAGTTTTAGTAAAGGTATACTTTAACAGTACCAACCAATTTTTCTATATTAAACCTTATATATTCAATCCAAGTGAATGTTTGGTAGATTTAACCATATCTATAGTAAACGGTAACCCAGTAGTTAAATATCTTACAGATAATCCTAATAGTGGGTACGTAAATGTAAATAAATTTTATATATTAGAGAAATTAGAGAACGGTATTACATTAAATGAATATGATGTAAATACCGACCCATCTAAGTGGTTTATCTTATTTGGCAATGGTAATAGATTTGGTGCTGGTCTTTGGGGTTTCGGTTCATACCAAAATCTAGAAGACGGTTATCTCAACTATAGGTACGTTGATAAAAATTCATCAGAATATTATACTGGGTTATATATTACAGCTACTGACCCTAAGTCTGAGTGTTGGAATAAACTTAGGGATTATAATGGGGTGATATATGATAGTTGGAAAAATGCAAGTAATATTGTAGAAGTTAACTATGAATATGATGGTGATGAGTACCCTGGTATTAAAGTTAACTACTCATACCTTGGTAATGTAGTACGAGGTACATGGTATTTAGACAAGGTAAATTGTGAATACCACCAAGATACTAACCAATGGGAATGCACCAGAGTAATAGAAAAGAATTACAGGGTAATAGACGGTACTAGTGACGCTGGTTATATCTTTGTATCAGAAGATATATCAGATGTTGATATAGATAATCACTATAGGATAAGATTTAGTAACAGTGAAGGATTTATACATATTCACAACGTATCATTACCAACAGATTCGATAAACGATGATACTATATAAAGCGATTTATTTAAAACACAAAACATAGGTTTAACATTATGAGAACATTTTTTAATTTTCAAGACAAGTTAACCGCCAAAGATCTATCTTTGGCTATGGCTGCACCAAAAGGTGTAGGTCCATTTTGCGGTTTCGGTGGTAGTAGTATTAACACTGTAAACAATACTATTACACTTTTCCCAAAACTATCACAGTCTGATAAGCCAACTACTAGTGATTTATTTAGTAGAGCTATAGAAGATAACCTTGCATCACATACCATATATCAGCAAGGTACTTCTGAAAAACCTCGTATTAACTTCGGTTTAATAGCTAGGGATGGTACTCAATATATAAACACCGAGAATTCTATAGAATTAAGTATTCAGGGTAGTAAGGGTAGTTTTGATGAGGTGATAGTGTTTGCTATTCATGAATCAATAGATCAACCTATAGAGAACCCAGTAGAATTAGTAGCCTATTGGAACCCAACTCAATACTCTTTCTATACTTTATATAAACAAAGCCTAGATTCAAAATATCCAACTCCGGTAGAGAATCGTACTAGCGGTATTATTACTGACAATGAATATTATAATGGTAATTTTAACTACCAATTCTTGGAAGACAAGGTGAGATTAGCAAATGACTCGTATAATTTCGGGTATAATACCACTATGGTATTAGTTGGTATATATGGTATAGGTAATAACATACTCAATAACAATATACAGGAATCATTCTCTATTGTACCGTATAATAGCCAATGGCCTACAGTATTACCATATAATACTACTATACACCATTCCATACATGAAAACCTACGTATGGTAATCGATAAATTAGCAGGTCTCCAAATAAGTAATGATAGCAACGTATCAGTTAAAGACTATGTAGATAATCAGATACAACAGTTGAGAGAGTCATTAACTGAAGAGATATTGTTAAATGCTTTACCAGTTGGCTCTATTATACTTTGGGAGGGTACAGTAATTCCTGATGGTTGGGTAGAATATCAAAAGGCTCAAGGTAGAGTAGTAATAGGTCATAGTATTAACGGTATAAATGTAAAAGGTAAAGTAGTTCTTACTACTCCAGGTGATATGTACAATCCTGATGACGGGTTGTATCACTTTACTCTTTCTGAGAGCAATATACCTAGACATAGGCATGGTAATGGATATGCTTGGATAGATAATGGGCAATATGAAGATAATAATCAGGATGGTTTTAGACCGTGTCCCTGGGATCAGAGGAATGTAGATCGTAGTGATCCAGATGCAAGAGGTGTAATAGGTTTGAAAAATGGTGGTATACCAACTTCTTATTCATTGGCTGCAGGGTCTGAAACTGAAATAAGTTCTTGTATATCCACTGATATATCTAAATTACCACCAGCTATAACATTAAAGTATATCAAAAAGATT